CTACAAGTGGGTCAGAACTAGAAGTATCCATCATTTCTTGCTCTTCTGCAACCATTTGTTCTATAATTTCTGCTATTTTTACTGCAACACCACTTTCTGTACGTTGTGAAAGCTCTTGTTGTTGTTCTGGAGGTAGTTGTCCTCCTGTTTGTGCCATAATTTGCTCCATTTCAGGTGCCATTTCCTGTTCTACAATCATTCTAGCCATAAAACTAACGTGTTCTGTTATGTGTGCTTGTAAAATTGTCATTGTTGCAGGATTAGCCTTTACTAATTCAGATGACATAAAGGCTCTGTGTGCCCTTATGTGTGCAGAATGATCTTGCTCAGGGAAAGGTATAGGTGGCATACCATTTAAAGTACCTGCGTTCTCAATAGCAGGATCTTGTGCCTGTGGTTCTGCAGGTGCGGGTAATAATTTTTCAATATTCTGTACACCTAAAGCTGCATACATTCTTGAATAAGCTTCTCTTAAATCGTGCATCTCAGGATTAGCTTGAGCTAATTGTAATTGAGATTGTGCAAGAGTTACTCTTTGTGCCATAGAGAAAATGTTTGGATCTGAGACAGGAATAACATCTATCCTATTATCAAAGTCTGCTTTTTTAATTGACTGCTCTCCACCTGAAACCATGTAAGGATAGTTCTCTGGTAAGTAATCAGAAAATACTTTTGCTAATAATTTAAATTCTGTTTTTTGTGCATAGTGTAATCTCTTATGGATAGCGGACATAACTTTCATGCCACGCTCTAAAATAGCCATGGTTGTTCCTACAGGTTGTTGTTGACTACCTGCATTCTCACCCATCATCATATCTGCTACACCTGCAAATCTTCTACCTGCATCAACAACGAAACCTAGTAACTGAAATAAAGTTCCACTTGGTTCTTTGTAAGGTAGAGGCATTAATGACTCACGAAGGTTACCCCCTGGTGCATCGACATCTCTCCACTCACCAGGATTGAGTGCTTCGTCATCATCACGTATTCTTAGTCCTCTTGCTTTGAAACCAGCAGGTAAGTTTGATAAAGTTCCTGCATCTATAAGTTGACGTAGAGCTGCAGTAGCAGTTCTTGATAAACCACCCAGCATGTGAATAAGACCAAAGCCATAGAATCCTAGACCTGGCAGAAACTTAAAGTGTGTAAAGTATTCTTTTTTCTTTCTAGAAGGATCGCCTTGATTCCAGTTTCTATAGATAGATAAAATTTCTCCAGAGTCCTCATCAAGAGTTACAATGTAAGGCAACATAATACCTGTCTTCTCATTGTTAGCACCCATGTCTTCGTATCCTGGTAAATCTAAATCAACGTGCATTTCAAGAACATTGTGTTCTTCTTCTGTAAATGAAACTTGTTCTACACCAGATAACTCATCTTGTTTTTCTTTGATGTCAGATGTCTTAGCTGTGTTAGGTTGAAGTTCTATATCTCTGTAAAATCCTGACACTTGATTTTTTCTTAAATCATTGTGCTTCATTTTTACAATGTGAGTAATTCTACCACAGGACTCTAGGTCTGTAATAAAATAAGGAACCACTAAATCTTCTGCTGGTATAAATTTAGATACCGCTCTTTCCAGAGTTCCATCATAATAAACTTTTTTAAATGCTGAACCTGCTAGAGGTAAATGAAATAATAATTGATCAAGCTCTGGATCAAACTCTTGCATCTCACAAGTAATTTGATAGTTCATAAATTCTTTAATTCGTTCTGCTTGTTGTTCTACTTCTAGACTAGGGACACCTAATATTTCTGTTCTCACTGGTCCACCTGGTGGTAGAAGTTCTTTGTATGCTTGTGCTTGAAACTGTGTGACTGCCTCTGCAAGTAGAGGATGTGTGACACCCGCAGCTCCCGCAAAAGGCTTGGATCTTTCTTCGTATTTAAATCCTAATAAATCTAATCCTTCTTTGTAAGTCTTTTCCCAATCAGATCTAGAATTTTTATCATCCTCAAAATTTTTCTGTAAATCAGAAGATAACTTTTCCAGTATATCATCATCTATAAACTCTGCTATGTTTGCAAAATAATCACCTTCAGATTGTTTTTGAGATGGGTCAAAGTCAAGAGTGACTCCTCCATCTTGCTCTTCAATTATCTCGTAACCCTTACTTGTGTTTTCAGGTTGAGGTATTTGTATTTCTTCTCCTACACCCTCTACTTCAAGTGCATTATTAACATTGGGTGATATATCTATTGCTGTGTTTTGTATTCGTTTTTCTACCATCTACTGGCTCCTATAGGAGATAGTAACTCATTAACAGAAACTATCGGTGTGTATAATATACTTTTTTTCACAAGACCTCCATCTTTTTTATATGCTTTATATGGGAACAACATATCAGGTGTCAATTCAATCATAAAAGTATCTACACCCTCTCCTGCATCACCAAATGCAACTTTTCCCACTTCTACTTTAGAACTTTTTGCATTTGCTATTTTATTTAAAGTTTCTTCCACGTTGCCTGTAAAGTGTGTTCCAGTATGATCATTCAAATTTGGTCCCCCATATTGCATATCATATGCCACCATTTTACCACTTCTATCCACATTGTCAGGAGATAGCTCTACTCCGTTACCTCCTCTGTAAGCTTTGATAGCTTTAGCAGGTGCTACACCATAATGAGAAGGTGCATCTTTATTTACTTGTAATGCTCCACTTTCATCAAAATAAAATCTTTTCTTAGCGGCATTGTACACATCATTTTTAATAATGGCATCCACCCAATCTTTTTGATCTTTAAAAGGTATGTTAGGAAATAATTCTCTAGCGTCTATATTATCAATAGAAGCATTTATTGTAGCTAAAGCTTCATCTCTCTTTGTTGCAGCTTCTCCTAGATCTACAAAACTTTGTTTTGTTAAATCATCAATATCCATTTTAGATATATTTTCAAACATCTGGTCACTTGCAAATAATTGATCCAATGATTTTTTAAGTTGTTGATATGTGGCAGGCATTGGTCTAAAAACATTTTCTAGTTTTTTATAAAGTAATTCTAATCCTTCATTTCTTCCTATTTGTTGATTTTGACTTTGATTAATAAATCTTCTAATTTCTTGCTTTAGGTTTGATTTTAAAGAAGCGGCTTTTTGTAAAAAATCAGATTGTATTTCATCTGCTACATTAACAACAATATCTCTGTTATTTAATTTTCCGATTCGATTACTACCCAATGACCAGCCTATGACATACGGTTCTCCGTCCAATTTATTTTCTTGCACCATAAAATCATCACTAGTTCTAACTTCACGCATGTTTCTGTGACCTTCATATCTACTTATCTCTGAAGGTAGAGAACCTATGTCTCCTCTAATGTCTTTAGAGTCTAGCCACAACACTCTTTCTGTTCTTGAACCACCTATATAATCATCCTGTCTTCCAGAGTTACCATACTTTAAGTTACCCGCTTCATCGCTATAGGATACTGTTTGAATATAATTGGAAGGAGATGTATCTACTAATTCTTTTATCTCTGCAAAAGATATTTTTTCATCTTTTGTAAACTGTCCTGTCTCTCTGTTAAATCCACCTTTTTTATTTAGATAAGATCTTACATAAGAGTCATACAGTTCACCTTCTTTAATACCACTAGATCTAAACCAGTCATGCCACTCTTTAGCTGACATAGAAGTAGACTCTGCAGGTACATTAATTCCCTTAATTGTTAGATTACCTGTGTCTGTATTTATTATAGAATTTAAATCGGAGTAGAATAATTTGTTATTACCAGATCCAATAGCATTCTCTGGGACTATTGTAGAAACAAGTGCTGTTCCTGGTTTTGTTGTCTTGGCTTTTTTTACTTTGATAGGTACTTCTATTTCTTTGACAGTAAATTCTTTGCCTTCTAAGTCACCTAGCTTTAATGCTTTTTGTTGTGCATCATCTATGCTTTTACTTTGATAAACTTTATTACCATTCTCATCAAATATATTATACCTCTTCTCTAAAAGAGGTGCTTCAGGTGGAGCTATTTGTTTTACAGTTTCAGTTTTTTTTACAAGCTTTGGTGTGTCACCTAGTAAAAAGTTTTTAGGTAGAGGTAGTGCTTCTGCTTTAGGAATTATAAAGTTACTAACTGCTGAAGCAGCTTTTGATAAAAACGATTGCTCTTCTTGTTCTGTTTCCACGTCTCCTCCTTGATTTAAACCTACTATCACATTACTATCGTCTCTCATTATGGGATTGCCTTTAGCTCCATTAGTTCTATCATAAAGTAATTGATCGTTTAAAAGCTTCATTGTTCTGTCTTTTAATAATTCTAATCTTTTTTTAGCTGTAATGCTTTTTGGATTTGCTCCTATAAAGGCACTTTTATTATTACCAACAGGAACTAATGTTCCTACTCCATGAGATTTGTATAATCCATCTATTTTTTTATTTAAACCATTAAAAAGAAAATCTTGCATATTTTTATAATCATCCGGATTGATATCTACTTTGTTTCTTTTTAACCTTTCTAAAATATTTGAAATGTCTAAGCCAAATTTTCTTTTCATTTCAGCATTGGTAATATTTACAGGAGTTTTAGATAAAGCAGTCATTTTTTTGCTATCGTTAAATAAAGTAGCCATAACTCTTAAAGAAGGATCTAGGCCCTGTTGTAATCTTTTATTTGATCCAAAAGGTGCATTAAATATTAAATCTGACATTTGTGCCATGTTTAAATATCTATTATTGCCAGTCGTATCTGCAATGGCGAAAGCATGTGCTTTGTGAAATTGAAATTGTTTTTTATCTCCTTCTCTTAGATATTTTTTGTATTCAGGTTGACTAAATATTTCATCAAAAAAAGTAAAGGCTTGGTTCTGTAAATCAACTCTTTCATCTTCTAAAATTTGATATTCTTTTTTTAGGTTTTGATAGGATTTGTTATTTTTAAAATTAGGGTTTTGCTTATTAAACTCTTCCAAAAATTGAGTAGGAGTGTGGCCTGTAGCGCTTTTAGTTCCTCTATATAAATTAGATATAATAGCGTTATCAACAACATCAATGTCAGTGTTCAATACTTTTCTTGTTGTGGCTATCTGTAAAGTTGTTTCATCACTTGATAAATTGCCTGGACTCCCAGGCCCTCCTCGTGTCTCTGAAATACTAGTAGTAAATGCATACAATTCTGGGTTTTCTCTAGTGGCTTTATCAAAAGTAGAAGCAGGTATGTCGTATGTTGATATGTAATAATCTCTTCCTTTATTTTGTAAGGTGGGATCTTTTGCAACATCATTTAATAACTTTTTTATTTTACTAGTTGTTTCTAAAGCTACCCTTTGTTTAAACCTTCCTGCATACAAATTCATAACATAATCATATTCTTCTTGTGTAAAAATTTTACCTATGTTTTCTTCTTTATTATAAAAAAACTGTCTATCAAATGTTCTGTTTGCTATCCCTAAAGCATCAGCAAGTTCTTTTGTTGTTAAAGAGCCACTTTCTAGTTTATTTTTTTTGACTAATTTTTTTAAATTAGATAAACCTTTTTGAAAAATATCTTTTGTTTTATCTAATCTAACTTGATTTGCTTTAATTTGTTTTTCTGAAAGAAGATTGGAAACTTCTTCTAGTTCACCCGTCTCCTCAGCTTGTTTTAAAAGTTTTTGAGCTTCACCTATCTTACCCGCACGAAATGCTTTTACAGCCAAACGTAATGGTCCGGTGACCACGGTTGATACTCCTAGTGTCGCTAAGTCAACTGTATCGACAATACCAAAGAGATAATTGACTAAATCATCTCCACGTAAGTCACTCACTCTGACTTCACCGTTTGCTACTTTATTATGAATAGCTGCGGTATCGTTAAAAAAGAATCCTCTAAGTTGAGTGAATCTATCCCCTAATGTTAAAGGATCAAAATTTGTATTTGCTCTAATTTCATCATACAATTTTTTTAATTCAGGTTGTCTTCGTTGGGGTATTAATTTATTTATTTCGTCTATACGATTTTCATAATCTTTAAGTGTTTGCTGATTTGCTTTATCTTGTTCTCTTAGACGTACTCTCTCTTCATCAGAGGTAGCTGCAATATTTAAAGGACCTGTAGTAATACCTGATTTAGCAAAAGACGAAGATACTTCTTCTACTACTTTTTCTAATATATTAGGTTCTTTTGGTGCTGTAAGGAAAGCAGGTAGTTGATTAATACCTTCAGCACTATCATCAAAGAAAGGTTTTATTGAACTATTTTTATCTACTCTTGCCATTAGTAATATTCTCGTTGAATCTTGGGTAGTGGCTCATCAATATAGTCATCACTCAGGCGTAAGAAATTACCCTGTCTAAAACGCATTACGGCCTGTGTCATGCTATCCACCAAGTCATCATGATCTCCATAGGGGAATGCTGCACATTCCTCGATTACATCCTCCGACCATCTTGTGTCGGGTGTCCATATCATACCACTTTCGAACAACGGTGCAACAGAATTAACCCTGACATGTTTATCTTGTCCTCTGCTAGGAGTATAGTTGACGACAGGGACTCCTATCTGTCTTAGCTCGTGTGTTAGGGGTAGACCCGATGCTTTCGCTTCCACGATCACCGTTTCGGGTTCCCAGTATTTATATTCTTTAAATGCAATTTTTTTTAATTCAGGAAAGTCCCACCGACCCCGCTTCGCATCCATGAGTATCAGATGAGCGACATTGTTAGCTTTGGGATAAAACACACCCCACGTGGTAATAGCAGAATAGTCAGCCGTCTCTCGTTTACTGAACGCTGTATCGTAACTTTGTATAATATGGTGAAGTTCCGGTATATCTTTCTCTTCCCACATTTGCCACCACTCTCGTTTAATAATACTACCT